AGCTCTTAATGCATATTTGATTTTTAGATATTGTGAAAGAGTATATTGGCTAGGTTCTATTGCTACTTATGATGAAGACTTATGGAATATTACAAGTGAAAACTATTATGCTACTATTAATAAGGCGGAAGAAAAGATTCCTATATCTAGTTATCGTATGATGGTCAATACTCACAGAATAAGTAATAATCAAAGGTTATATACTGAATATTACAAGGTATTATCCGACAACATTAACCCACCAGAAGAAGGAGGTTCTAATGAGCCAGGTCCGTTCTAAAAACGAAGAAAAAGATGCTAAATTCTATATCTCCAGGGAAGATTGGAATATTGTAATAGCATATGCTGAATCAGCCTATCATCAAATGAAATCCGAAATTGGAGGACAAATGGTAATTGTTGAAGATGAAGAAGGGGACTTTATACTAAAAGACCCTATTATCCTTAAACAAGAGGTATCAGGTATGAACTGTGAAATGGAAGAAGAAGCATTAGCTCTTCATTATTCTAAAATGGTTAGTAAGTATGGCAATAAAGTACGTCATTGCTGGTGGCATAGTCATCATACAATGGGTGCATATTGGTCAGGAACTGATAATGGTACTATTTTAGGAAATGAAACTCAAGATTTCTCAGTATCTCTAGTAGTCAATCTTAAACAAGAATATAAGTTAAGGGTACAATTCTTCTATCCATTTGAACATGAAGAAAATATAATCCTAAATTTTATAGATAATATTGACGAAATAAGAGATGAAGCACTTGACACTGAAGTTAAAAAGCTGTGTACTAAATCTGTGACAGCCGTCACAACAACTAAAGGTTTAAATGGAAAACCTTATGTAGATGGACAACAAACAACTATGTGGACTAAAGAAGACCAGGCCGCAGTAGATATGTATAACTATGGTTATGGATATAATTACGGTTATCGTAGAAACTACGAAGGCAAAGTTGATATGCATAAAGTACCAGCTGATAAAGTTAAACCTATCAACGATTTGATAGAGGAAGTTCAGGACAAAATAATAGATGATACTTGCACATATCAACAATTTCTTGAAATGAGAAAAACTGTTAATGAAAGTATAAAAGAATACAACATTCAGATGAAACTCATGAGTAAAGATGACCTTGAAGCGTGTTCATATCACTATTGGCCTGAAGATTTTCTTGAAAATATAAAAGGGAGGGATACAGTTGTTCATAAATGAAAGAAGTAGAGGTCTAATCGAAGACTTCCAAGACAAAATCTTTCACATACTTGGGTGCGGAGCTATCGGTAGTTCCGCATCCACCCAGCTCTGTAGAATGGGTGCTGAAAAATTTATTTTGTATGATTTAGATACAGTAGAAATACAGAATATTGGTGTATCCCACTATGTATGGAAGGATATAGGCAAAGATAAGGTAGAAGCCTTAAAAAGACACCTTAAAATGATTAATCCAGATGTCGATATTACTGTAGAACCAGGGCGGTTCTCGGCATTCGTCAAGCCTCTCAGCGAAGACGATATCGTAATTCTGGGTTTTGACAGTATGGACAGTCGCCTTGAAGCCGCGACTGCAGCGCTGACCGAGCGAAACAGACCATTTGCCCTAATTGATGGGCGAATGGGGGCGGAGGAGTACCAACAGTATGTGCTGACGAATCCAACTCTTTTGAAATATAAAGATACTTGGTATTCAGATGCAGATGCATCAGAGGACCCCTGTAACGCCAAGGCGACATCCTACTGTTCTAACATGGCTGGAGCGTTCATTGCGAATGCTGTAAAACGGCTATTAACCGAAGAGGAATGCCCAGAGCAATTTCTTTTCACATTCAAGGGATTATCACTTGGTTATACACGTTGATTGACGTATATTATCATAGTTGACTAATGACAAAAATAGGAGGTGTTATGGCACTGAATAAAGCTAAACGCAAACCTGTTTCTGTTAACCCGAAAATTCTCTTGTTATACGGGGCACCCAAGGTTGGTAAAACTACTGTGCTCAGTAAACTAAACGATTGTTTAGTAATAGATACCGAATCCGGTTCCCATATGCTTGAGGGTTATTTTCACAATGTTAACAGTAAAGAGGAACTCCTGGAGTTCTATAGAGAAGCATCAGATGGACATGAATACGAAGTCTTTGCACTGGATACAATCGACAAGCTAGTCGAATGGACAGCAAAAGATGTATGTAAGGAAATGGGCGTAGATGATATAGCCGATTTACCTTATGGCAAAGGCTTTGGAATGGTTCGTGAACGTGTGATGAACAATCTTAGAAAGCTTCAGAGTCTATGTTCAAAGACTATTATAGTTGGACACCGAAAGACAGCTACGGCTGTAGACAACTCAACTGCCGTTGAACCCGAATCTCTAGATTTATCTGGCAAGCTAAAGAACCAGCTTATGGCTCAATCTGATGCTATTGGATATATGTTTAGAGGGGAAGAAGATGAACTTATGGTTTCATTTCAAGCGGGTGTAGCATTAGAAGCCGGTAGTCGTTGTAACCACTTAAAAGGGAAAATCTTTCCATTCGATTGGAAGAAAATCTATAAAAAGGAGAGTAAATAATGGCACTATTTAGGCCTAAAGGCTCAACAGGTGGTGGAGGTAGCGATAAATTTACAGGTATTTGTGAAATGGGTATTGTCTCATTTACAGATAAATCAGCAGATTTTGATTGGGCTGATGTATTTATCGTAGCTGAAGTTGCTATCAGGGATAGTGATTATAATCGTGAAATAAGAGTTCGCGGTTCATTTGATAGAGATGCTAAAGGAAATATAGAAGGTGGTTCAGTATTGAATCGTATGTATAAATTCTTTGGCGATATTGGATGTAGCGCAGGTGTTAATGTTAAAGGTGGCTGGGAAACAGAAGATGGAACAGCCATTAAAGATATAGCAAAATACTTGACAGATAATCATCTCAGTAGTGTGATACCAGGCACTAATCCAGCTTATGACTTCGTAGGTTATGTTTATAAAGAAGAAAATAAGAAAACTGGTAAAGCATACAATACTGTTCATTATCGTTTGTTCCCAAATACTAGTACTGGCAAGGTAGACCTAGCTAGTCACGTTAAATGGGTAAAAACAAATGGTTACTTAAAGGAAGCATCTGTTACTGTTAAAGCTACAGCTCCATCTGACAATGGTGTTGTTTTGCCTAAGGCTGTAGAAGATGTTCTATGAACTATATAGAGATAGCTGTAAAAGAACCTAGAAATCGTGGTTTTATGATTGATAGGAAGGATTTAGCTTCTTATATCAAAACTGAAGAACCTCTTTATCGTTCTATGTATATGTATGATGAAGTTGGCAAAGCTCAAATTGAGAAGGCAGGGTCTGTAGGAGATTTCTATGGACCCCGCTGGATTGATAGAGTTGTAATTGATATTGATAAAGGAGATAATTCCAATGAAGAAACTTTACGTCAAGCAATGGCATGTATATTTGCACTTGGTGAACATGGAGTAATTCCTCATAAATCAATACAACCATTCTTCAGTGGTAGCGGTTATCATCTATTACTTCCCAACACAGTCTTCAATTTCGAAGCATCTCCAGAGTTACCATATATAGTTCGTAAAACTATGGTAGAGTTACTACCTGGTATAGACGACATGGTTTATATTCGCTCTGCGATATATCGTGTTCCTCATACCAAAAATCTAAAAACAAACTTATATAAGGTTCCACTTACTATACAGGAAATAGAAACGTTAAAACCTAATGAAATACTTGACATTGCAAAAACGCCAAGATTAGAATTTGCGTATCATTCCCTAGTTGGAGAAGGAGAATTAGAAGACTTAATTGTAAAAGAAATGCCCAGAATAGCTGAATTAAGGCCTGTAACTGAAAATACCAAGGTTGTACCCTGCGTACAAAGAATGTTGACGCTAGGACCCCAAAGCGGCTCTAGAAACAATACCGTAATGCGCATTGCAAGTCACTTTAGGAGACATGGTGTTCCAAGTGAATATGCCAAGGTATCATTGTTACATTGGAACGATAATAATATGGATGAAGGAGCTCTTCTTAATAGAATAGAGCAAACTTATAACAAAGGTTATCAATACAGCTGTAAAGATAAGTTGATGGCACAACATTGTCAGACAAGATGTATATTCTTTAAACGTAAAGATTATCTAATAGATATATTAACTATAGATAATTTACAAGAAGAATTTCATAATAGAATGACAACTGATTTTAGTGGTAGGACGATTAATTTAAGCAGTATGCTTGGATTACCTAAACACATAGATGCTACAATTTATCCAGGCGAACTCGTTACAATATTTGGACCAACTGGTTCAAGTAAAACAACACTAGCGCAGAATCTTGCATTAGGTGTTGATTTTGCAAATGATAAAATAGTCAAAGAGTGGCAGATTCCAACGCTTTTTATTTCTTTAGAACTATCAGCATGGTACATGCATAGAAGACATATGCAAATAGTTGCCAAGTGTAACAAAGAAGAAATAAATGAAAATTATGACATTATTTTTCGTAAGCACAAAGATGAATTGAGTCATGTTTCTATACAAACCATATCACCGACTATAGAGCAAATCAAAGATAAGATACGCGAATTAAATCCAGCCGTAGTAATTGTTGATTATATTGACCTTGTTGAAACTCCTCCTCATGTTAGAGGTGAGTATGAACAAATCAAGCATATATCACACAGTTTATCTAATATGGCGGTGAATTTCGATGTAATAATAATACAGATTTCGCAAGTTAGTCGTGATTATAGTAGAAACGAAGTACTTGACCTTTATGCAGGAAAAGGTAGTGGTGCTATAGAAAATGCTTCTAGAAAAGTAATCGGATTGAATGGT